CTGGTTTATAAGACTAAATGGCTAGTTGGGCCATCTAGAATTGTGCTATCTTCCTTAGCACTGTCACTACTTTGGTCAAGTGTTTGTGATATACTTGGTTCTTCACCTAAGCAAAATTTCTCATTAAAAGCTTTCGGTTGTGTGGATTCCTCCACACTAATTTTATATTTTTCCAAATAGTAATCAAAGGACTTTAATTCCTTCTTTGAAAACCTAGCATACCATTCCCTCAATTTTATATGTTTTTGATCAAATATGTCCCTGCCATATTGGAAATACTCCATAGAAGCACTTTCAATAACCTGAGCCATTTGATCCTCCTTAGTAATAGCTTTACTACGATTCCAAATGTACATTGATTTAAATATTGATTCTTCTTCTAATGGTGCCAAGAATGTTTCAGTTTCCTTATTATAAGAAAAGGATCTTTTTAAAAATTGAATTTGGTCCCTTTTGGAAAACGGTTGTGCATTGCTAGATTTTGCAGCATCAGTAAATTTAATGTTCCACCGGGAAAATACTTCAGAGATAGTAACAAAATTAAATTCATCACAAACTTCATCAGTAACAGTACAAACAACATCATCACCATAAGTTATGGGTCTGACGTTTTGGAAAAAATCTGTTCTCCCAGTTGTTGCGTTATATGCAGCAATAAATCTAAAAACATTTACTATACAATTAATAATAACTGTTAGTGGGTTGCCCGAAGGATTCCCACCCATAAATGAGAGGACTGATCCATCATAGTCAATAACTGCTTGAACCATATCTTCCTTTATAGCTTGCATCACTGTTATATCCTCATCAGAGAAATAACCAAAATGGACTGAAATGGCGATAAGAAAGTCCATAGCCCTTGCTACTTCAAGTCTACTCATGCCTTTATCAAAGGCAGAATAATCTCCATCCAACCAATTTGGAAACTCACTTAGGTAGGATGTCAATTCATGCCATTCGCAAGAACTAGCATTTATTCCGACTGCTAAACAAAATATGTATGGATTTTCTTGTAGCAGCTTTACAATAGGAATAAAATATTCCCTTACAATCATAATGAAAGGAAAAGATGCTGCCATAAAAACTCTCGTTTTACCAGCTTGTGCTTTCTCCAACGTAACCGCTTCATCCTTTAATGTAGCTTTAAACACAGCATGTGCACGCTGGGACTGTTTATATAAATCCAACATGACCTTCCTATCTTCCATTATCTCGTCAGTGGGGATAACCCCATTGGGATAAATGTCACTAATCCAATCTTCCAAATAATAAAGTTTACTCCTATTGTAAGGAAACCCTGCTGATGTTGATCTGTTAATCCCATCAAAGAATCTAATTTGAGGTTTTCCATTAACCGCCATAATAGGTGGCATAGGCTTCAAATAATCAATCTTCAAATTTTCAGGGAAAGATTCTACAACATGTTCTAAAAACAAGGTTGCTGCCAAATCAACAAAATCTCGCGTTATAATTGTTGGATTTGTATACTGCCGAAGCGCAATATTAAAAGGTTTCCAGGTCATATCAGGTTTTGTATATTGTTTTTTAATAAAAGGCTTCACTTCTTCACACAATGGTGTAAATTCAACTAACGAGTTCGCAGAGCTTCTAGTCTCCGTTGTTCCATAATATACATAATTTTTTGGACATTCCAAAAAATCTAAATGAGACCTAGTTGCTGATGTTGCCTTAAAAGAGCTCTTCTTCAACAAAGGTGCGAAGTCATCTTCAATCCTAGGATATGTTTTCTCTATACACTTTTGAAACTCTTCAAGAATCTCCCTATATGCACAACAAACAATTACGCGTTTTGGTAAAATGTAACTCGGATTTTTCTCCCCCATTGAATGGATGCCCAATATAACTGGGCCAAAACCAGACCACGCAATGTGCAATCCTCCACTGAAACCATAAGCTGTAGGTTTCTCTGCAATACTTTCCTTAAA